AGCAACTAAAATAATGGCTACAAGTTTGATGATGATATCAATTATTTGCTGTGACATTTTTCTTCCTCCTAATTCGTTGCTATTTTCATATATGCGTTAAACGGTTCGTTTGACATATCTGGATATTGTAAACCGACAAAGTAAAAATTAGTTTTATAAGAAGGTTCTGCTGAATGAAATACCGCTGTATAAGAAGCACTAACTACATTTCCTTCAGTCTGACCAAATGATACAGTATCAATCGGTTTATATTTTACACCTTCTTCAGTAACTAAAACTAAATGCACACGATTTGTTCCATCGCTATTAAAGGAATCTATATATAATATTCCGCTTGATGTTGCTCCAAGTGCGTAAGGTACTGTTGTATTCGGGAGTTCATAATAAGTTAAATTTGCCAAACTTGTATTACTAAACGCAGTTATGCTATCTGCAATTACAGCGATAGCCTTTTCTGAATTTCTTCCAAATATACCTATAAATTTTCCATTGATGTAATATGCCCATACCCACATACTTGCCCAAGAAGGTTTTGCGAGTAATTGCCAACCAGCAGTAAATGATGATTTATAATAAATCCCGCCTGTAGAACCTCGTTTTATGTATGTCCCATTTCCTACTGCACGAGTATTAGTTTCATCAGAATAACCTGTCGGAATATCCACTGAATTTGAATAAGTGCTACTTGTTATATTACCTGTATTACCTGAAAAAGTATATACATATACGGTTCTACTTGTACTAAATGTGGAATAATCGCATATTTCTAATCTTACAGAACTACCATTTGTATAAAAACCTACTAAATTAATACAATTAATATTTGCTGGTGTTACAGCCTTAGTAGACCAAGTACCTGTTGGATTTGTTGTATATGCAATATACCAAGTTAAATCATCCCTATCACCTTCTGAATCATCGTGGGACACATAATAAAGTGCATAGTAATAACTTCCGCACTTTAATACAGGGCCAATTCTGCAACTATATCTACTTGAGGTTGAAGAATATAAAGTTTTAGAAGAATTTGCTACAACTTCTCCCGCTGAATTTCTTGTATAAACCTGTAACTTGACAAGTCTATTTCCAGACGCAATATACTGCGAATTGATAATTACATAACCATCATCAGCATAATAAGTCCAATTAGTAGGTACAGTATCTTGTAATGCACTTTTCTGTACTTTGAATTGGAAACGTTTTGTAAGTCCGTTTTTAATGTCGTTTGATAAGTTCCCTCTTAAAAAAGAACCATCACAGAGGTGCCAATTACTACTCGTAATCGTTCTAACAGTAGGTTTAATATCACCTATAGCAAAATTATCAACATCGTTCCGATGTAATTGAATCATTACATCCTCTACATTTTGTGCAGTTACACCTAATGTAGATTTTGCAGAATTTGTAATTACAGTCTTTTTCGCTAAATTCATTAGGAAATTACCTCCGTAATACTTCCGTCAGAGTTAAATGTAGTAACTTTGGTTAAAACTTGACCGTTTGCGGCTGTGAATCTTTCTGTTATACTACCATCTGAATTAAATGTAGTAAGTAAAACATCACCATCTTGATTTGTTTCTGTTATACTTCCGTTTGCATTAAATCTCGTAGTAGCACCAAAAAATCCTTGAATTGCCATTAACGCTCTACGATTTACCCAAGTACCTTGTTCTGTACCTGTTCTATCTTTGAAATTGTACATTACCAGTAATACTCCCCACAATCAAATGTGTTACATTCTCTGAAATATCTCTCGGTTTCGTGCAAACTTAACCATAAATCATATAATATTTTTTCTATATCGTTAAAGGTTTTGTAAGTTGCAAACTCCATAGTGCTTGGAAGTCTTGGAGTAGTAGGATAAACAGAATAAACTCCCATAAGCACACTTATATTATGCAATATTCTGTTCATATGTTCAAGAGTTGGAATATTGTCAAAACTGTTTGGGCCTAAAGTTCCTTGATAATGCCAATTTGTTTTATTCACCAATGTTTCGGGCACTAAATAACCATACTCATTCAATGTATCTTCAAGTTCTTCTATATCACCCTCGATACGATTAAAATCCGTATAATTGATGAAACCTTTATCAGTTTCATTCTTTACATCCTGTTCTGTTCTATCGTATATCCAACTACCCATTAATTATCACCATCATAATTTAATAACATAGTTACTGTTCCTATTTGATTTCTCCGTAACTTATAATCATATTTAGTTACTAATCCTGTATTTGCTTCTGAATTTCTATCAGGATATACATTAGCAAGTGTATGGAGTTTAGTTGTAGATTTAACCTTTGTTTCGTACTTTGTATTGAAACTGTGATAGTACGCAAGCCAGTTAAGTAAATCATTCACATAAGTGGAATTTTTAGCAGTAACTAACGACTTATCAGTATATTCTATTATATTAGTTGGTATACCTGATAATACGAGTGAATTCTTCTTTGATACTACATATGAATTATCTTCATACACCTTTGCGTTGACTGTGACTGTTGCGGTACTTGCTACTGTTATTGTAACATAAAAGGCATTTCTTGTTACAACAGTTGCACCTGATACTGTTAATGTACTTAATACGGCTGGGTCAGAAAATTCTATCGTATAAGTTCCAGCATTTAATTGAGAAGAAAACAGTTCCTTCGCATCCGCAGATTGTTTATAACTATGTACTGTCAATCTTACTTCCGTTACAGGGCTTTCATTTAATACATTTCTTCCCGATAAGAAAGTTTTATCTTTTGGTATTGTATACGGGCCTTCTTCTCCGCCGCTTTGACGCATTTCTAATGTATCAGACCTGCTATCATCTGCATATCCCATTAATGCAAATAATACTTGCGCAAGTGCCTCACGCTTTGTACATTTTTTAATCGGGCCTGTAAAATAAATCGAATTAAACGCAGATGGAATATCGTATTTGATGTTTTCTTCATCTGCTAATATATCATTAATTATTGTGGTAACAGACGCATTATTATAGAAGTTACCTAAAAATACTGATTTTTCTAATAATCCTTTATAGTCTGTTGCACTTACATTATATTTATCGGAACTCTTATCAATAAAGAATTTTCCATATAACACATCATTATGATATGCTTCAATTACCTGCTTACTCTGAAATACTAATTCTAATTCATCGGTTTTGTGAGAGAATCCTATATCCATAGTATTAATAGGAAGTGAATCGCTTATCGGGTCATACTCTTCAATAATGCTTACATTTCTCAAATCCTTATTATAGAATTCGACAACATTACCATCCCACAAGTCTACGACCTTGAGAAATCTATTCTCTTTATTCATAGCGTTAAAGGTTATAACGCATTTATTAAACAGTTCTACACGTTTTCTACAGAAATATCTAACATTGTCTGGTGAATAATTTTCATCTGCTAATAATGTATTATCTCTATACCATTTTATATTTAAATCGGTACAGAAGTCAGGCCCATAGAATATGATATATAATCCGGGTGCTGTTTGATACTCACTCCAATTTCTTGTTAATACAGGCTTCTGCGAAAGTTCACTTTTCGTAAGTTCCTCTAAATACAGAGTTGTATCAACGACATAAACAAGTGGATTTAACGCAGTATCAGATGAAATACCAGTACCCCAAATTAAAGTTGACTTACCAGTTATTCCTCTATATGTGCCATCAAGTTTCCAATAATTATGTTCAAATGTAGCATAATTAATTTGGTCAGGTTGAGACTTTTTAAGATTTGCTAACGATATTGTAGATAAAACATTACTGCTATTTGTTAAAGAATAGTTGTTAAGCGTATCTTTTAAAGTAGGAGGTATATCGATATATCTTAAATATACACCGTTCATAGATTACACTCTTTCTGGTTCCATTGCGATAAAGTTTACAGATAATTGTTTCCAGTGATTTCCCTTACTTGATATTCTTTTCAGAACATCCTTTCCGCTTGTTATATACGCTTTAAATCGTAATGTGCTTTGCGCATAGGGTAATATCAATGTATGATAATCAACAGGAGAGGAAAGGATTTCATACAACTCATCATATTCGGTAAAACTTAAAAAGTTTGTATTTAATTTAACCGTATAGTTATAGAATGTGCCTACTATATCTCTTTCCATTGCTCCTGTTATTACACGACCAGCATCATCGGTATCTACAATAGCAAAGTTACGCTCTATTCCATCTTCTGGAATAAATACATTAAAGTATATTCCATCTATACTGAAAACATCTTGTTTAGTTGCCATTAATAACCTCCGACAATTAATCCGTTATTACTTTTTCTACCCTGTCTTGTAGTTTCATCATCTATGTAAGGTTTCAGTATTCTTGCAAGTTGCGCTAAATTGCCATCAAATCTAATGTTGATATTTCTGCCACTATCATTGTTTGCTAATGCTTCATTAAATGCGGCAACCATAGTGTCAAGAGGAGTTTCAATGTTTGTACCATGTTTCTGGTCACCTAATACAGCCATAAATTCTTTATTCGGCGGTATTACAGCACCTTGCGCAAATCTCGGTAATGACCATTCTGTTGAAATTTGTTTTAAGTTAGGACTAAATTCTTTGCCTCCGATTAGTGGAACAAAGTCAGGAACAGTAAAGGATAATTTGTTAATAGCCTCTATAACTTTGTTAACGGCTTTAATTGCGGCTTTAACTAATCCTTCAAATATATCAATTCCTAAATTAGCAAAACCTTTTAATATCTGTTTCGCATCTTCCCACGCCGCATCAAAGTCTCCGTTAATTAAATCTTTTACAAGTTTTACAAAACCTTCTACAATCTGACCACAATGTTCCATTATATTAGACCACTGGTCACCGAAATTTCCTGCTATAAGAATTGCCGCACCAATTATTCCGATAATAAGTCCAAGCCAATAATGATGGGTCATAAAAAGTCCTATAACAACACCTAATAAACCTATAAATATGGTTAACTGATTTTTCAGATTAGGACCATATTTAATCATATCTCGTACACCAAGAACTATTAACGCTATACCGCTTGCTACAAGTCCTATTGCGACACCGAGAGGTCCAAATACTAAACCGAGACCAGCAACTATCATTGCTAATCCCGACAGTATACCTACAAAATTACCCCAATCTATTCCATTTACCCACGCATCTGAATAATATTGAATAGTTATAATAATGCCTGAGATTATAAGAAGTATGCCCATTAATGTTGCAAATGCACCATTTTTACCGATAAGACCGAGCATATCCCATATTTTAGTTAAATGTTGCCAAACATTCCATAACCATTCAAGTAATTTCCAAGTTGCAATTGCGGCGATTATATATTTTAACACGCCCCAAATGGCTTCAAGTGCATCCTTTATATTTTGTGATAATTCAAACTGTTCGGGGTCCATAAATTCTGGAGCAGCCGCTGCAGGAGCACCACCACTCGCATCTTGACTTTTATCACCTATTTGAATTAACTCATCGAAACTTGCAAGCGTTTTCTTCGCTTCTTTACCAGCCGCACCTGTCGCTGCACTTAATGAATACATCGCCTTTGCAGACTTTTGTGCCGCACTTACCGATTTACCAGTCAATCTTGCAATAAGATTATTTATTACACCAGTTAACCAAGTAAGAAGTTTAATTATATCTAATATTATAGGCCTTAATATCTGATATATTAATTGAAATGCAGTTAATATATTACCTTTCAATTGTGCCGCACTTCTTGATAATTCATTATCAGCCGCTACAGCCTGTTTGATATAGTCTACGGTTGAACGGATTGCCTTACCGAATGTTTGATAGAATAACAAACGAATTGTCATTCGTTTCATCATCCCAATTAAACGCTCTCCGTGTAATTTTGCTCGTTCAAATGCGGCAGAAAGACTGTGCGATTTTTTGCCCTCTTTTTCTAATTTTTCAACCTTATCAGTTAAACCTTGAACATTAGATTGCGCATCTGCCGCCGCGTTTGCGGCTTTAATTAATTCAGCATCCTTTTTAGCCTGTAATTCTCTATTTAATTCCTCTGTATAATTTTCAGCAGTTTGTACAGCCTGCGCTTGCGTGGCAACAGCACTTGTTATTTCATCGTTTAGCGTGTTTACTCGTTGACCCGCTTCGTTTAGATTTTCTACAGTTTCATTTGCCTCATTTTCAATCGCTTTAAATACTTCTCCACTTGCATCCTGCATTGCCTTGCGTGCGTCATTTAATTCGTTTGTAAGCGATTGAACCTCACCATATAAACGTTTTGCATCTACAATAGAAGGTTGATTATCAGCAAAAAATCTATCTCCAAATTGTACAGGATTAAATCTATTCCCTGCTTCATCGACATAATAGGTTTCATCACCAGATATTGGTACTATTTCTCGACTTTCTAATTTTTTACGGGTCATTCCTTCTGATTTTGCAAAGGTTTCAAATTTTATCTTTGCCTTCTGTAATTTCGCCTCAAGTTTTTCAGCAGATTTAGTAAGTTTATCTAAATTCTTTCTTGCGTCTGTAACGCCCTTACTTGTAAAATTTCCTTTTAAAACTTGATTATATTTCTCACCAGCAACTGCTAATTTTTCATTTGCCTTGTCTAAATCTTTGTTCAGTTTAACTATTGTTTTATTTGTTGGATTACCTTCTAATGTCGCATCATATTCGGAACGAAACCTTTGTAATTCTGAATACGCTTTATTTAGGTCTTTTTCTAAACCAGCAACAGCGGAACTCTTCTCGCCTCGTTTTAATTTATTATATTCTTCGCTTAATTTTTCTGCATATTTAGTAGCAGATTTAAGTTCATTTTTGACATTCGTTAATTCTAATGCTGTATCTTTTTTTGTAAACGCACCTTTAATTGTACGCTTTAAATCACTCAATGATTTTATCGCAGGACGTGAATCTAAATCTGTACCGATTATTACACTATTATCTCTATCTGCCATAGTTACTTACCTTTATTCCAAATACTTTCGATGAGATTACGTTCTTCAACCTCTTTATTCTTCCATCTAAAGTATGCGGGATTCTCCCTTCTAAATTCCTGTTCATACTTTTCGAGTTTCCTTCCCTTTGCTATTTTATTACGAATAGAAACTACGGTAGATAATGCACTTTCTCCTATAGACATATAATATGATAAAAATGTCCACCAATGCAGATATTCTAATGCACGAACTTCCGTTTTTGCTACACTATTTACACCTGCAATTATTAAATTTTCGTCTTGTACCCAATCAATTAATTTTACTTTTGCAGATGAGGATAAATCATCGTCATAGTTATATGATATAAATTTCAGCATCGCATCCATTGCATCTTTTGCATTTTCACCGAATACTTCAAATATATCTTCAAACTCATTTATATCCTCATAAAATACAATAAGAGCAGATACCGTTCGTTCTTCCTTCGTAAGTTCAGGGTCTTCACATAAACTTATTACCCCAATGATAGTTCGGTAATCTGCTCCGTTTCGTATCTTATATGATTTTCCTGCAACTTCTACAGTTATCGGTAATTCATACATTACTTAATATATTTAGCGGTCTTTTTCTTGACCTTTGTTCTATTAAACTTGTCAGCCTCTTTTTTAATATCTTCCTCGTAAAGACCAACTAATACATCTATTATCTGCTCATACTTGAATTTTCCGTTTACAGGGGAAAATGCAGATGATTCACCTAATATTGTATCAGACATACCTTGACTATCAAAGGTTTCGTCTAAAATAGTTCTGATTTCCTTTTCGATACCTTTTAATGTTTCAGAAAACTTATTTACATCCTCTAAAGTATCTTCAATATCCTCAGATTCCTGTAAAACATTTGCCGCTTCTGTTAACGCAGACCACCTCTTATCAAGGGCCTGCATTTTAGGAATAGCATCTGTAAGACGATTTACAAGGTTAATATCGTGTGTATCTAATTTGATTACTCTATTTTCGTCTCCGTCAATAAAGAATTCCTCTTTAGTTTCAACATTGAAGGTAATGCTTTTAGCCATCTTAATCTCTCCTTAAATATTACAGTCCTGGTGTGGAAGTAGGTGTGAATTCGAAATCATCCGCTAACTTATTAACAGTACCAACAGTAATGTCATTACTGAAGTGGATTTCGATAGGCATTGATACTTTTGCATCGCCACCGATTGAAGTCGGCAGAATCGTGCAATGTGCGTGCTTTACTGTGTAATAACCGTCTGTGCCATTACCACTAAATGCGGCAATCTGATAAACGGTAAATACATTGTTATAGTCGGCAATTCTATTTTCAAGTGCCGCCGCAGTTAAGTAAGCCGCTAACTTTGAACCACCTAAAATATAGAACGGGTCAAATGTCTGTTCAGGTTCAGTCTTATTAACATCTGTATAAGTTATGCCTCGTACATCAGTCATAGTTTCCATATCGGGATTTAATTCCATACTGGAATCTTCAGTACGAGTACCGAGAATTTCTCTTTGTGCAGTAGAACTGCCTTCTGTCCATTCAGCAACGGTTATAAATGTTTTACGCTCCGCTACTTGACCAGGATTGAGGTTGAGAGTTAAACTCATTGTTGTTCCTCCTAATTATTCCAAATAATGTGGGTGCGGTCAATATAATTGACTTGTACTGTGAAACTATATCTTGCTATCGCAGGTGTTGTACTTGCGTCAATCGAATCCAGTCTCGGATTTGAAGTAGTTGTTTTAATGTCCTCGACTGTTATACCTTCACCGAAATCAGGAAAATGTTTTAACTCATTCTGCTCAGTAATCCAATCGATTAATGTTTGAACTTCTACCATATCCGATATATTTTCATTGCTATACCCTTCAACCTTTATTATAGGATTGTTAGATATAGACATAAAAGAGGTAATTGTGATGGAGTAACGTTTTTGTATTGCCCCATCTATAAACGGTCTGTCTATGTTTACATCATTGCTTTGCGTTATAAACTGCTTTGTTGCGTCTTTAATATTCGCAAAGTTGAAGTAAAGTGTACTCTTAAAAATCGGCTCACAAGTGAGAAAATAATCTATCATTGCTTGGTTTTTATCTGCCATAATCTCTCACCTACCAGTTAAGTGCGTGAATCTTATTGAATATCTGCACTTTTTTATCTACCAATTCTTGACAATCGGCTATAAAAGATGCACCCTCTGCTAACATCATTCGTTTATCCCATTCAGGACCTGCATAAGGATGATACGATGTATTATAACTTAGAGGTTTTCCTGTAGGATATTTTATTGTTCCAGGAGGAGTACGAAATTTCGGTTCACCGTTGTTATCGTAACCTCTAAAATAGTTTGGTCCGTACACAATACCTGTATATTGATAATGTGCATAAGGCGCATTATACGATACACCTGTTCTTGTTACATTGGCTTTTGACAGCGTCCCAGTTTTAAACGGAACATACGGTCTACATCTAATCGCAAGTTGAGTATTGATATCCAGCATTAAATTTTCATCGTTTTTTAAACCAGATACAAAATCTTCAAAATCCTTTAAATTTACCGATATTCGTTTATAACCTTTAGTAGATGCCATCTAATCACCCATCACGAAGTAATGCGGGTCAACTCTTCCGCTCCCAATATTTTCTTGATAACTCGTGATTATCATACATTCGTTCATATCTTTGTACTTTGACG